TATGCAGTACATTGAGCCTGAAGCACGATCCGGCGATTGGGAATCCTTTCATCGGAGCTGCCAATGATCTGGATTATTGTTGCTATCATCATTGCCGCTGTTTTCACCCTTTGGTGTGCTTGTGCATTATCCAGCCGTGACGCGCGTGAAGAAGAGCGCCGGCAGCTGGAGCGGGATATCGCCAATTTTTTAAAGGGGATCAAGCATGGAAACTAAGCTGGAATACACTGCAGCCCCGCCAGCGCCGGCGGTATCCTGCCAGAAATGCGGTGAGCAGCTCGGGCTGATCGTGGATGTCAAGGGTCGGGCCTGGCTGCGCATTGGAAACCTGGAGCTTTATGCCGCGCACGGTAAATGCCAGTGCGGGCAGGAATGGCACTGGACATCTACTGACGCCCTGCTGCAAAAGATATTAGAGAGGTCGAAGGGCGTTGATTTTGTGAAAAAAGACGCTATAATCAAATAGATAGCGGTACGCCGGCCTTGCAACCGGCCCAGGCCTAGCGGCAGTTGGCTTTACGCCCCAACACATCAACTTTGGTGTGTTGGGGCGTAACTGTTTTAACTTGCGGATTGGAGCATCCATGAGGAAACAAACTTCTATATCGATATGTATTGCGTTGATCTTGCTCACCTTGATGGTGGGCCCAGTTATGGCGATGGCACCAGGTGAGGCCGTCCCGCCGGATACATCGCGCAGCGCGGCGATGCCGGCCGTCCCTGCGGATCCGCTGGTGATCATGGGCCTGCTGGCCGTGATGGTGGCCATTGCCTGGCTGATCGAAACCCTGGTGGAATCCATCTTTAGCCCTATCTTTGACAAAGTTCCTGCCCTCGCCCCTTATAAATCGTTTTTGATGTACATCGCCATGGTGGCCGGGCTTGCCGGCGCCTTTATTTATCAATTTGATCTCCCTGCGATCCTGGGATCATTTCTTAAAGCCGATATACCGGTCACCTGGTTTGGCATTACTTTGACCGGCCTTGCCATTGGAAAGGGGTCAAACTATCTGCATGACTTTATCCAAAAATATTTTGTAAAGCCGGCGGCAAAGCCATGACCATTAGTGAGATCGTTAGCATTGCTGCCGTCATTATCACCGGTCTTGTTTGGTGGACCAGCCGCAAAAATTCAAAGGCTGCTGCGAAGAAGGACGACGTGGATGCGCTGCGCGGAATTCTTGACGAACTGCGCATTGATATCGCCGATCGCAAGCTGCGTGAAAAAGCCTTTGAGGCGCGCTGCTTGAAATACTTAAACCGGATTGCCTATCTCATGGACGGCATCCGGGTTTTGCTTAACCAGATCGAGCAAGCCAGGGAAACACCCTGCTGGAAACCGGACGAATGGGACCCGGATGAGAATGGGTGAGATCTGGGCTCAACAGGAAGGCGAATCTAACCGCTGGTATCAGCGGTTTTTCGCTTTCTGTTTGATGGGCACCGGGCGCACTATCCAGGGCATTTTTGACCAGGAAAGGGCCAGAAAAGGTAAGACAGAGTCTGTGCAGGCTTCTGGGTCATGGCGCAGGGCCGCAAAATTGTATAACTGGGTAGAACGGGCTGAAGCCTACGACAAGCACCTTTCAGACCAAAAAGCCGCTGCCATCGAAGCCCGCTGGCAGGCGGAGATCATGGGCAAAACCGAGATCCTTGGGCGCCTCTCTCGCATGGGTCGGGCCAATCCGTATGACTTTTTTATCTGGGATGAATTTGGGCGCATCACCGGTTTTAACAAAAGCATGCTGCGGGAACATGGCGACCTGGTCAAGCGGCTGGGCACCAAAGAAACCGCGATGGGCACCGAGTTTATTGTTGAGCTGCATGACGGCCAGGCTGCCACGGTCAAGATGGGGCAGCATGAAAAATTGTTTACCGATGTGACTGAAGTCACCGGAAAGGACGGCGGTCCGATTGAGGTAGAAAATGCCAGAGCCAATATACTCCGCAAGCTGGCTGGCATTACAGCCGCAGGAAGCGCAGAGTCAGTTTCTAGCGAGCCTGACGGCAACTGAACTTTACCATCTCGAATATGACTGGCAGTTTTGGGCGCGGCCTAAACAAACACTGCCGCCAGGCGATTGGTTTAACTGGGTCATCCTGGCAGGGCGCGGTTTTGGCAAGACCCGCACCGGGGCTGAAACGGTGCGCCATTGGGTCAAGACCAACCGGTATGTGAACCTGATCGGCGCCACGGCAGACGATGCCCGGGACATTATGATCGAAGGCGAATCGGGCATCCTGGCGATTTGCCCGAAAGATGAGAAGCCGGTTTACAAGAAGTCCGACCGCCGGCTGGATTGGCCTAACGGCGCGCGCTCCCTGATCTTTACCGCGGATGAGCCGGCGCGGCTGCGCGGCAAGCAGCACGAGAAATTGTGGGCCGATGAATTGGGCTCGTGGCGGTATGCGGAAAGCTGGGCCCAGGCCATGTTTGGCCTGCGCCTGGGCACCAACCCGCAAGGGATCATCACCACCACGCCCAAGCCGACCAAGCTGGTCAAGGAGCTGAAGGCCGATAAGCGCAATATCATCACGACCGGCACGACCTATGAAAACCGGGCCAACCTGGCAGCCAAGTTTTACGATACGGTGATCACGGCTTACGAAGGCACGCGGCTGGGCCGCCAGGAGCTGCTGGCTGAGATCCTGGAAGACATTGAAGGCGCGCTATGGAATTGGGCCATGATCGAAGCGGCGCGGATTGGATTTGGCAAGGCGCCGACCATGCAGCGGATCGTGGTGGCCATCGACCCGGCGGTCAGTGCCAACAAGGATAGCGATGAAACCGGGATTGTCGCCGCCGGCATGGGCGAAGACGCTGCCGGGTATGTGCTGGGAGATGTCAGCGGAATTTACAGCCCGCTGGGCTGGGCCCAAAAGGCCATGAATTTATACGAAACGCTGCAGGCGGATTGTATTGTGGCTGAAGTCAATAACGGCGGTGACCTGGTTGAAGCCAACCTGAGAGCGGCCGGGTTTACGGGGAAATTCCGCAAAGTGTCAGCCAGCCGCGGCAAGGCCATCCGGGCGGAGCCGATTGTAGGGCTGTATGAGTTAGGCCGGATCAAACATGCCGGTATATTTGGAGGATTGGAAACGCAAATGACCAACTGGGATGCAACCAGCGAAGACAGCCCGGACCGGGTGGACGCCCTGGTCTGGGGCCTGAGCGAGCTGATGTTAAAGCCGGTTGTCAGAAAAGCAGGCAGCCATCAAGGATAGGATAACCCTATGAGCGATCTATCAAAAATTTACGACGCGATTACAGCCAAGCAAAAGCAGTATACCGATCTGGTCAATTATATGAGCGGCCAGCAGCCCACCACCTATCTCACGGCCCGCCTGCGCGATATCTTCAAGAATGTGGATGCCCGTTTCACGGCTAACTGGTGCTCGGTGGTGGTCAATGCGGTGGATGAGCGCATCAACCTGAAAGGGTTTGAGAGCAAAAGCAAACCGGTCGAAACCCTGCTGCATAATGCCTGGGAAAGAAACAGCACTTCCCTGGAAGCCTCGGACATTCACAGTGACGCCCTGGTGATGGGCGAGGCCTATGCAATCGCCTGGCCGGATGCGGATGGCAAGGCTGAGGTATTTTATAATGACGCCCGCATGGTGCATGCCCTGTATGCCGCGGATAATCCGCGCAAGATCACCGTGGCCGGCAAGCTATGGCAGGGCGATGACGGCAAAGCCAAGATGACCCTGTACTATGCCGATCGCCTGGAATACTACACCTCGACGGAGAAGTATGAAAACGTTACCAGTGCCGCTGCGTTTGTACTGGACACTTCGGTCGAGCCTGACGGCAAGGCAACCAATACCTACGGGCAGGTGCCGGTATTCCACTTCAAGATCAACCGTCATTGCGAATCGGACCTGGCGAATGTCATTCCGCTGCAGAATGGAATTAACAAGCTGCTGGCGGATATGATGGTGGCGGCCGAATATGGCGCGTTTAGCCAGCGCTGGGTGATCAGTCAGGGGGACACCAGCGATCTGAAGAATGCGCCTAATGAAGTCTGGAGCATCCCGGCCGGCGACGGCCAGGGCCAAGCGTCATCTGTGGGCCAGTTCCAACCCACCGACCTGAAAAGTTACCTGGATGCTATCGACCGGCTGAGCATGACCATCGGTGTGATTACCCGCACGCCCAAGCATTACTTTTTCACCCAGGGCGGCGATCCATCCGGTGAAGCGCTGATTGCCCTGGAAGCGCCATTGAACAAAAAGGCCCAGGACCGCATTGATCGCTTTTTCCCGGTCTGGCAGCAGATCGGCGTGTTCATATGCAAGATCGAAGGCCAGGCCGTTGCTGCCGCGGATATCACGCCGCAGTTTGAAAAGCCATCGACAATTCAACCCAGGACCAACGCGGAGATTATTAAACTAAATACCGATGCTGGTATTCCGTTAGACACAGCCTTGACTGTAGCGGGTTGGACCGACGACGAGATTTCTAGTATGAATGCCATAAAGGACAAGGAAACCGAAAAATCTCAGATGGGATTGGCTTCGGCATTAATGGCAGCCGAACGGAATATGAAAAGCAATCAAATGCCGCAGCAAACAACGCAAGCCCCGCAAGGAATGAAAAACGGGGCCCAGCTATGAGCCCCGTTTTACCCTTACCTAATATTACCTCACCTTACCACGCCTTGCCTTTGCATGTCTTACCTCGCCATGACTCGCCTCGCATCACCGTACCCAACCCTTACCTCAAATCGTGTAGCTTTTCTCTTGCTGATTTCATGAAGGGATGACGGTTTTTATGACAACCTTTGCAAAGGGTTTTCAGGTTAGACGGATGATTGCTTCCACCTTCGCTCAATTCGAGCGTGTGGTGAATATGGCATTCATCCAATCTGACTGCGCCATTGCAATACCGACACAACCCGCCGTCCCGTTCATAGACAAACTGCCTGATCTCACGCCATTTGTCAATCGGCATTCGTGTAAACCAGGGGTATTGTTTGCCGTTCAGTTCAAAAGAAACCATACCATACCTTACCTTACCGTGCCCGACCACGCCTTGCCTTGCCTGGCTGTACCTGGCCGCGCCTGTCCATGCCACTCCCTTGCCACAAAGAAAGCCCATACCTTACCATACCAGGCCGTGCCGCGCCAAACCGCGCACGACCCTACCATACCTGACCCTTACCGCAAATTATTTCACCACTTCAAAGCGGGTGACCATAAACCGGCCAAACTTTGGGCGAAAATCACCAATGCCCACCGTTTTGCCGGCAAGGAGAAGAACGTCGTTGACCACGTTTTCGGGAACTTCATCGTCAATCACATTGATCGTGAAAGACAATTCCCAACCAGATTTGAAGGTAGGGCGAAGGCGAACCACGCGCTGACGCGAAACTACCACCGGGCGCATGTCCAGGTACAATACCTTATCACCGTCGGCGTCAAGTTCTTCGGGAGCATCAACACCATGAAGGATTTCCACCGGATCAACGAATACGTTAGCAGAGAACAAATCTTTATACGTTTTTCCGCGTTTTCCGGTAACCTTGAAGCCGACTGCCGCTTTAATCATCGCGCCTTCGATGTGGCTGGAAGGTTGGTAAATGTGGCCCGCCGCATTAACGTAAAGATACTCGCGCCATTCCTGGCTGTAGTCTTTCTCTCCCGTCGATTTCTTTCCGCCTTTGCTCATGCTCGCCAGGTCTGGAAGCGGATAACGATGCTGCATCAATGGGGCCACGCCCTTTATCGTACATTCAATCTGATACATTGTGTTCGTCCTTTCGCTCAAAACAAAATGCTGTTGTCCTGCCTTCGCCTACTCTTGTCGAGGGAGTGGGTGGTTGGCAGAACAACAGCACTTTGTTGGCGAATAAAAAAACCGCCCAAACTCCCTCGACAAATTCATTATAGCACAAAACGAGAGAGATTCAATAGTCAGTTTCAGAGGAGCATGAAATGGCAGAGTTATCCGTATTTCAAATGATGATGGCCACCGGTGGGATGAAGGTAATTGACGTTGCCCCGGTCCTGACCGTACACGCCAATTACGCCGCCGGTGATTATGTTGGCACCAGCGGCACGGCCATGGAATTCGCATTGGCTGCCCGCAAGAAGGGCGGCAGCGGCATTATCATGGGCGCTAAGCTGATCGATTCGGTGGTCGCCTCTGTGGCGGCTGAATTATGGCTATTTGATACCGCGGTAACCCCACCGAATGACAGCGCCGCCTGGACGATCTCGGACGCGCACGCCAAACGGCTGATCGGGGTGATTCCTTTTTCAACCTACTATGCCAGTGCAGCGAACTCGTTTTCGTTTGGCAAGCCGGAAAACCCGCTGTTATTCACCTGCCTGGCCGCTTCACAGTCCCTGTATGGCTGCCTGGTGACCCGCGGCGCGCCGGCGTATGCCGCTGACGGTGACGTGGTGATCAGCCTGTCGGTTATGCAGGTCTAATGCCTGAGCCGCGCGTTATCCAGGCGATCAACGAACAGCGCGCCAGGCTGCTGGCCCGCGAGGCTGAGACCATGCGGTCCATGGCCTCACGCTGGATGGGAGTGGAGACCTCGCTGAAGGCTGACATGCTGGATCTGTCCATGTACCTGGATGAGCTGCGCGCCAAAGGCGAGACGGTCAGCGCGGCCCGCTTAATGCAAATGGACCGATATAAGGCCCTGATCGCCGATGCGCGGCGAGAGCACGAACAGTATTCCGCCTGGGCTGCCAATAATATTGCCACCGACCAGCGCGCCCTGGTCGCCCAGGGCGTGACGGATGCCCAGCGCTTGATTGAGGCCGCCGGGCTGGATGCGAAGATCATCAATGTGGTATTCGACCGGATCAATGTTTCTGCGGTGGAATTCATGGCCGGCTTTGCTGCGGACGGCACGCCGCTGTATGACCTGCTGCGAGCATCCTACCCGGAAAGCGTGGTCAGGCTGACAGAGGCTTTAATTCAGGGGCTGGCCAAAGGCACCGGGCCGCGCGCAACCGCGTCGATCATGGCTGAGAACATGGCCGGCAACCTGGACCGGGCCCTGCTGATCGCCCGCACCGAGCAGCTGCGGGCCCTGCGCGCCGGCAACCTGGAGCAGATGAAAGAGTCGAACGTGGTTAAAGGCTACATCCGCCGGGCCCAGCGCAATGCCACGGTTTGCCCGGCCTGCCTGGCGCTGGATGGCACTATGCAGGCCACGGCGGATATCTTTGCCTCGCACCCGGCCTGCCAGTGCTATGCCCAGCCTGTGCTGCGTTTTGGCAAGACTCCTTCTTTCCCTTCCGGGCCGGAATGGTTTGATGATCAGCCCGAAAAGGTACAGCGCTCTATTTTGGGGCCGGGCAAGTTTCAGATTTATAAAGATGGTAATTTGGATTGGGGCTCTGTGGCTAAAGTGCACACGGATCCGACCTGGGGCCCGATGATCAAGCAATCCACGCTTGCGGAGATTTTGCGGTGAGGCTATAGAATGCCAAAGCGGAAAATGTCATCCATGTCTTTTTTGATATCGTCACTCAGTTTCTTCATGGTTTCATCAAAGGTGCCCTCATCTTCCTGGCCGGCGTCTGACCAGGCAATGATCTCCATTCCGGGCACGCCGCAAAGATTTTCCATGACATGAAAAGGGTTGCACTTCAAATGCTGCTTAACAAAGGTTTCCACCTCTTCCGAATCCCAAAACTTGCGCGTGCCGGGATTGGTACGAGCCAGGAGAACGAATTGTTTACAGAACGTGCAGCGAATATAAAGACGGTCAGAGTGTGCGATGAGTAGATTATACTCTGACTCCTGAAGCACTGATTGATTTTGTGAAAAAAGGCGCTATAATAATAAACAAATAGCGGAACGCCGGCCTTGCGACCGGCCCAGGCCTAGCGGCAGTTGGAATTACGCCCCAACGACTCATGAGAGTCGTTGGGGCTTTTGTTTTAACCCATTTCAGGCGAGATGCCACAAGGATAGGCGAGATGCCAGCAGACTTAGCACAGCAAGCGCAAGCACAGCAAAACCAGGATCCTGCAGCCGCTTCACAGCAGCAGGCGCCGGCCGCATTCGAGACGTTTGAGGCCTGGCTTGAAAAGCAGGACGATACCGTAAAAGGCCTGTACAGCACCCACACGGCCGGGCTGAAATCCGCTCTTGATAATGAGCGGGCCGCCAATAAAACCGCTCAGGTACAGTTGAGAGAACTGGCCAAGAAAGCGGAGAAAGGCAGCGAGCTGGAAACCGCGCTTAACCAGCAGATCGAGAAATTGACCGCGCTGGGCAAGCAGGCCACCTTCCAGGATAAAGCTCATACTGCCGGGGTGAGAAACCTTAAGCTGGCATACATCGCCGCCGAACAGGCCGGCCTGGTCAGCGACAAAGGCGACTGTGATTTTAGCGAGCTGCGTAAGCAATACCCTGAATTATTCGTTGCCCAGGCCACGGCCAATGCCGGCGCCGGCACCGGAAACCCAGCCACGAAGGCCCCCACGATGGATGAAATCATCAAGGGCGCCCTCGGGCGATCATAAACGGAGACTGAAATGCCTTACAACTCTCAAGTTACTCGTTCCAATGCGGCCGGCCTGATCCCGGCGCAGTATTCCAACGAGATGCTGACCGGTGCTACCGAAAGCAGCGCTGTGCTGCGCCTCGCCAAACGTCTCACCGACATTCCGGCCAGCGTCAAAACCATGCCGGTGCTGTCGGCCCTGCCTACCGCCTATTTTGTCAATGGCGATAACGGCCTCAAGCAGACCACGCAAATGACGTGGGCCAATAAGAATATCACGGCTGAAGAGCTGGCCGTGATCGCCCCTATCCCGCAGGCCGTCTTTGACGACATGCAGAAAAGCGGATTTTCTTACTGGGACACTGCCAAGCCCTACCTAACCGAGGCCATGGGCGTGGCCATCGATGCGGCCGTCCTGGTCGGGACCAATATCCCGGCTTCCTGGACTACCGACATGGGCGCGGCCGGCATTTATGCCCTGGCCGTGGCGGCCTCTCAGACTGTTTCCCTGGCTGCCCGCACTGACCTTTATGACGCGCTCTTCCCGGAAGACGCCGTACTGGGCCTGATCGAAGCGGACGGCTTTATGGCTACCGGCCATATCGCGCACACTTCGTTGCGCGGCAAGATCCGCAATACCCGCGACCTGCAGGGCCAGCCGATCTTCAAGCCGGCCGCTAATGTGGGCACCATGTTTGCCACTGGCGATATTGACGGCGCGCCTGTACTCTACCCCTTGAACGGCGCGGCCACATCGGCCACTTACCTGGACTTTGCCGGCCAGTGGAACCAGCTGGCTTATGCCATGCGCCAGGATATCAGCTTCACCGTGGCTGACCAGGGCGTGATCCAGGATGGCACCGGTGCCATCGTTTACAACCTGTTCCAACAGGACATGATCGCGCTGCGCATCGTGATGCGCCTGGGCGTGGCCATTGCCAACCCGATCAACCGCATGAACCAGACCGCGGCTACCCGCTGCGCTTTCTCGGTTCTAACGGCCTAGTCCACGCCCAATAATCGGGCAAGGAGAATATCATGGGTTTATTTCCTGCAAGTGTTGAGTACGCCCTGGTTGATGTACCCCGCTCCAAAGGTTCAAAAATCTTTGTGGTGGATTACGTTAACGGTTCTGATAGCAATATCGGCACCAAATGGGATCTGCCTCTTAAGACCGTTGAAGCCGCATACGCCAAAACCACAACTCTGAAAAATGATGTGATTTTGCTGGTTGGCAACGGCACGAGCAATCCGACTACCGCCGCGATCACCTGGCAAAATGATTTCACTCACCTGATCGGCCTGTCAGCCCCGGCGCTGATGGAACCGCGCAGCCGGATCAAGAGCCCGGCGGCTTTGGCGACCACGCCCTTTATCACGTGGAATGGTGTAGGCTGTGTGATTAAGAATATGAGCTTCTGGCATGAATCGAGTAATGCCGCCAGTCTGGTTTGCTTCCATCTTTCCGGCGGGCGCAATTACTTCGAAAACTGCCAGTTTGCCGGCGGTATCGGCGCCAATGCCGTGACCGGCTGCCGGTCCTTGAAAATCAGCGGGTCAGCGTCTTATGCCGGCGGCAACACTTTCCGGCACTGTGTGATCGGCAACGACACGATCAACGTCCCGGACGGCGGTGCAGGCCTCGAATTTGTATTGGGCGCCATGCACAACCTGTTTGAGGACTGCTTCTTCACGGTCTCGACCAACGGCACAACCTATGCTCACGTAGTGGCCACCCTGGCCACGGCGACCGGGCGCTTCAATCTCTTCGATCGCTGCACGTTCGTGAACGAAGGCTCTGGCGTCCAGGCTGAGGTCTTTACCATTGGCGCGGCCCTGGCCAAAGCCTCCTATATCTACCTGAAGGACTGCTGGGAATACGGCGCTACCGAATGGGAAACCGCAAATAACGGCCTGATCACCAACGTGACCATCGCGGCCAATCATACCGGCGTTGCGACCGGTAACATCATGAAGATCACGAGCTAACCATGAAGGCCACACAGGACTTTACGTTAGACGGCGTGACCGTCAAGGCCGGGGATGAAATCAAGCCCGGCATGTTTGCGGCTGACGATCTGGCCGCCCTGCTGCACAGCGGGGCGGTGGTCAGCGACGAACCCCTGCACAATGAGCCGGCCCGGAAGGCCGGGAAAGGCAAACCGAAATGACCGTAGCTTATACCACCGATGATGCCAAAACCGGCTGGTTGAAAATCAAGATCCTGGGCAATGCTACCGCCGCTGGGCCGGTTGGTTACGTTGCTAACCCCGAAGGCGTGCTGGTGCATATCTATGATGCACTGCTGTACATCAAGACCGGCTCCACGGCGGCTTCGACGTACAATATCGGCGTTGGGGCAACTGCAACCGCCGATTACTCCGACATGGTTTCTGCCCTGGCTGTCAATGCCACAGATGGCACGGTCTGGAAGGTGATCGGCACCGACCTGGCCTCTGAAGGCGCCGCCACTACCCCCAAAGGCTTGCTGTGGCCGGCGGCCAGCTACATTACCGTTACCAGCGCCGCGGCCGCTTCCACCGGACTGGAAGCCTACCTGTTTGTGCGCTATCTCAGGCTGGCCTAATCCATGACCACGCAGGTAACGGCGGCCCAAATCGCCCAATTGCGCCGGATGGTTGCGGAGCCCACGACCACAACCTACAGTGACGTGCTGATGACCTCGATCATCGAGGGCTATGCCTGCCTCGATGCAAACGGCCGCATGCCGATTTACTGGACTTCCACGCTTCCACCGGTCGCAACACTGAATCCCAATTGGGTGGCCACCTATGACCTCAACGCAGCTGCTGCCCAGATCTGGGAAGAAAAGGCCGCCGTTCCTGCCGCGGATTACGACATGAATGCGGATGGGGGCAACTTTACCCGTTCGCAAGTCTACGAGCAAGCTATGAAACAGGCCCGCTTTTTCAGGGCCCGGCGCAAGGCGAATACCTGGACCTTGCACCCGTTTGACGGCGATACCTCGATCAACTCTACCGGGCTGGGGATCTTATGAGATCCTTTACCGCCGATGAACTCAGCCGCATGCAGGCTGCCCAAAGCGCGGCCATGCAGGATACTTGCGTGATCCAATCTTATGCACGCACCCTGGACTCCTACGGCAGCCCGGCGGCGACATACACGGACGGATCCGCTATCGCCTGCGGCGTCGAGATGACCGCCGGCCGGGAGAATCACCGCACGGATCTGACGGCGGAGCGCATTGACGCCACCATCCGCCTGCCGATTGCCACCAGCATCAAGGCCACCGACCGCATCAAGGTCACTCACCGTTATGGCGTGGCAGCTACCCAGGTGTATGAGGTGGTGGGAGAGATCCGGCGCGGTCCGTCTGGGCTGCGGGTGGATGTACTGGCGGTGAACCCATGAGCGGGATTGTTACCCTGGAAGGCTTTGAGGAATTTGCGCGCGATATGCGCAAATTGTCACGCGCTGCCAAGAGTGAGGCCGTGGGTGATTCGCTGGAAGCCGGCGCCTGGGTGATTGTTTCACGGGCCCAGGAGCTGGTGCGCACGCAGCTCAACAAACACCCGCTGGGCAACCTGGTCAATAATATCGGGATCCGCAAGCAAGGCGGCGCGGTGCTGGCCGGCGTCTTTGGCGTGATTTATGCTGCCATCCACGAGTTTGGCGGGGTGATCACGCCGCGCAGCAAAAAATATCTGGCTTTCCAGGTGGATGGCCAGTGGGTTTACACCAAGAAATCTGTCATCCCGGCCCGGCCATATTTGCGGCCGGCGGTGGATAACAACCTGGAAGAGATCAAGCAGGCAATCATCGACGCGCTGCGCGGCCTGCTGCAAGGGGCGATCTAATGGCCATCGATGTGGAACAGGCCCTGGTTTACAAGCTGGTCAATACTGCGGCCGTCTCCAACCTGGTCGGCACGCGGGTGCATGCGCTCAGGCTGCCTGACACGGCGACCCTGCCGGCGGTGACCTACCAGGAGATCAGCGCCCCGATCGAGGCCACGCACGACGAAGCCACGACCAATGCCCTGACCCATTCCCGCCACCAGTTCAATGCCTGGGCCACGAGTTACAGCGCCTGCGTTGCCCTGGCTAAAGCCATCTTTGACACACTGCACGGTTTTTCCGGGGTGGTGACCAGCGGGGCAGACAGTTTTACCATCCAGGTCTGCATGCGAGCCAACCGCCGCAAAGACTTCGACCCGGAAACGGGTTTGTATTGGATCAGCCAGGACTTTACCACCTGGTATGAGGAGTAACCTATGACAGCTATTACCGGGAAAAAGGCCGCGTTTGGGGCCATCCTCAAGGCTGACGCCCTGGCCGGTGACGGCGCCGGGACTTACCGCAATGTGGCCAATGTGCGGGCGCTGAAAGGCCCCGGCATCAAATTGGACCTGGCGGACGCCACCTCGCATGACTCGACCGGGGCCTGGGAAGAACTGGTGGCCACCATCCTGAGAACCGGCGAGGTCACGGTTTCTATTGCCTATGACCCATCCGCGGTATCCATCAAGTATACCAACGGCTTGCTGGGCAAAATGGTTGCCAAGACACTGGAAGGCTTCAAGATTTACTTTAACGATGACACGGTGGAAGCCTCCCGGACGATCTGGACATTCAACGCATTTATCACCGGCTTTGAGCCGGATCTGCCGCACGATGGGCTGCTGACTGCTGACTTGAAGCTCAAAATCAGCGGGGCCCCCACCCTGGTCTGACAAGGAATAACACAATGGCAAAAATTGCAGCTTTTGGAACTACCTTTGGTAAGAACGGGGCCACGGCCATCGCCAATATCAAATCGATCAAGGGCCCCGGGATCAAGGTGGATGTAGCCGATACAACCGATCACGGCAGCACGGCGGCCTGGGAAGAAGCCGTGGCCACCATCATCCGCACTGGCGAGGTGAGTGTCACTATTAACTATGATCCCGCCAATGCCACCATCAAGAACGCCGCCTCTGGTTTCCTGGCAATCCTGATCGCCCGCGCAGCCGTTACCTGGGAAATTACCATGCCGGGCGCGTCCGTGATCTCATTCAGCGGCATTGCTACGGGCTTTGAGCCAGATCTACCACATGATGGTTCGCTGACTGCCGAACTGAAGATCAAGCCGACCGGTGCCGTTACCCTGCCATAAAAGGAATCTCAATGCTCAGTAAAAAACAAATTCTTGCAGCGCCCGATATCAAAAGCGAACTGGTGCACGTCCCGGAATGGGGCGGCGATGTCATGGTTTACGGCATGACCGGCAGCCAGCGGGATGAGTTTGAGGGCTCGATTGTCGAAATGAAGGGCGCAACCCAGACCCTGCACATGCAGAATATCCGGGCCAAACTCTGCAGCCTCACCATCCGCGACGAGGATGGCCGGCGCATGTTTGACAGCGACGAGATCGACGAGCTGGGTGCCAAGAGCGCCCAGGCCCTGCAGCGCATTTTCGAGGTGGCCCAGCGGCTTTCGGGCCTGACCCCGGCGGATGTGGAGGGCCTGGCAAAAAACTTAAAGAGCGGGGGGAACGGCGATTCTGGTTCCGCCTCGCCGGTCACTTAAAGTGCACGGTCGCCGAACTCCAGGAGCGGATCAGCTCAGCGGAGTTTTTGGAGTGGGTCGAGTTTTATAAGTTAGAGCCCTTTGGCCGGGACGCGGATTTTCAAGGGCATGCCCAGACGGCCGCGCTGATCTATAACACCCACCGTGGCGAAAGCGCTGAGCCTCTTGAAACCAAAGACTTTATGCCCAAAGAATCCGAGCCGCCGCAGACCGTTGACCAAATGAAGCAAATCGCGTCCGGCCTGGCGGCGATTGGACTTGGCACTTTTGAGGAAAAATAATGGGCTCGATCTGGGATCTCTTTGTTAAACTCGGAATAGACACCAAGCAATTCCAGGAAGGCGTTGAAGGCGCTGAAGGGAAAGCCGCATCCGCCGGCAAGTCAATCGTCGGCAGCCTTTCTGCCGTGGGTGGGGCGGTGGTTACCGGGGCCCTGACCGCGGCCGGCGCCGGCGTGGTGGCGCTGGGTGGTTTCCTGGCCACCTCGACCAAGGCGGCTGCCGATGCTGAAGGCATCCAGGCACAGCTCGTGGCCGTCTTGCGATCAACCGGTGGCGTGGCCGGTGTGACGGCCCAGCAGGTCAATGCCCTGGCTACATCCTTTGGTGGTACGACCAAGTTTGAAGATGACGCCATTGTAGCGGGCGAAAGTCTATTACTGACATTTACAAGTATTGGGAAAGACGTTTTCCCCCTGGCCACACAAACCATGCTAGACATGAGCCAGGCCCTTGGGCAGGATATGAAATCCAGTGCAGTCCAATTGGGCAAAGCCCTCAATAATCCGATCGATGGCATCTCCGCCCTATCTCGGGTGGGCGTGGCTTTTACCGATCAGCAAAAGAAACAAATTGAGGCCATGCAGAAAGCCGGCAACATCGCCGGCGCTCAAGCCATCATCCTGAAGGAACTGCAAACCGAATTCGGCGGTGCAGCTGAGGCGGCAGGAAGCACCTTTGCCGGCTCACTGGTTATTTTGCAGAATCAGTTTGGCAATATCCAGGAAACCATTGGCGGCGCGCTGCTGCCGGTACTGGGCGTGCTGGCCACGACAATGAGTGAAAAGCTGGCAGATCCTGCGGTACAGGCGGCCATTTCAAATATAGCCGATGGCATTTTCCGTTTTGCCATGAATGTGATTGATGGCATTCCCCAGGTGATTGCCTGGTTCCAGCAAGTTAGTACATGGCTGTCTGAAAATCAGGGTGTGATCGTCGGCGTGTTTGCCGCACTGGGCACGGCGGTTGTGGCCTGGGCCGGCACGACCGTTGCGGCCATGGCCCCGGTGATCGTCTCCATGCTTCCGGTCATCGCGGTCATGGCGGCCATTGGCGTGGCAGCTTATGCCCTGTACGAAGCCTGGAAAAGCAATTGGGGCGGGATCCGGGAAACGGTAGCCGCGGTCACCGCCTGGATTCAGCAAACTGTTGGCCAGTTTCTTTCCACAATTCAGAACTGGTGGGCCGCTAATGGCGAATCGATCCTGGCTGCGGTAAATTCGGCCTGGAATACAGTGCAATCGGTGATTGCAACCGTAGCCGGCTATATTCAGGGCCTTGTGGGTGCCTTTCTGGCAGCCGTACAAAGTTTTTGGGACCAAAACGGCGCTGCCATTCTAGCCGCGGCCACTACAGCCTGGAATGCAATTCAAGCCATTATCCAAACAGTGACCAGCGTTATCTCTTCTGTGGTCGCTGCCTTTAGAAGCGCCTTCGAGGGCGATTGGTATGGTTTTGGCCAGCACCTGCGCGAGGCCTGGGATACAGCGTGGAATGCGATCAAAAGCGCGGTTGAGATGATCTGGCCGGCCATCAAAGGTTTTATCGTCAACGCCGGCACCTCAATTATCACCTGGTTCCAAACCCAGGACTGGGCTGCGATTGGCCGCAATATCATCGAGGGCATTGGCAATGGGATCAAAAACGCGGTGGGGTGGCTAGCCGATCAGGCCCGCCAGGCAGCCAATGCCGCGCTGCAGGCCGCCAAAGGCTTCCTGGGGATCCAATCCCCAAGCAAGGCATTTATGCAGGTCGGCCAGAATATGATGCTGGGCATGGCCGTGGGCATTGAACAGGCGTCTGGTGCGCCGGCCAATGCCGCGGTACAGGCAGCCTCTAACACTTACAGCCGGGTCACCAATATCAACGTCTCGCCGCATTATTACCGGGGCGATGAGCCCAGTCTCTCCCAGGAGCTATCCATGATCACAGCACTGGCGGCGTACTAATGGCAAGCATATCGATCATTGTCGGCGGCGTTGAAACGCAGCTATCTACCCTGGGTGCCCTGGTCAGTCATACCGGCTGGGGCATGCCGGATGTGAATGCTTACTCCACGCGCGCGCCCGGGCAGCACGGCGACACCTGGGGCGGGTACGCCCTGGCGCCGCGCTTTGCCTCGCTGGTATTCAAGCTGAAAACAATTGAGCTGCCGGCCATGTATACCCTGCGCGCTCAGCTGCTGGCTCTATTCAGCCCGCTCTATCCCAAGATCATTGTCAAGTTTGTGACGGTGGAAGGCACGCGCTATTTTGACTGCCATTATCCCGGCGGGATGGTCATGGATTGGAACGTGGAGAACTGGGCAGCCCAGGGCGTGGCTGTACCGCTCAAGTGCGATGATTCCACCTGTTATAACCCGGTAGGCCTGTCCTGGACCTTTGCACTGGGTGGCGGCTCTGACACGTTTGTAGTGCCCTACGCAGTGCCCTACAAGATGGGGGCCTCGACCATCAACCAATCTCAGGTGATCACTTACCCTGGCTCGTGGGGCTCGTTTCCGTTTATCCGCATTACCGGCCCGATCACCGATGCCAAGATCACCAACAGCGGCACAACCGAGGTATTAGACTTCACCGGTACCACTATCGCCGCCGGCCATTACTATGACATCGATACCCGCTTTGGGCTCAAGACGGTGACCGATGATACCGGGGCTTATAAAAATGATAAGCTGGTGGCTTCGCAGTTGAATACTTTTCACATCGCCGCTGCGCCCGAGGTGGCCGGCGGGATCAATTCGATCAACGTTTCAGGCAGCGCGGTTTCAGCGGCGACCAAGATCGATATTTCCGCGATTGTCTGGCATTTGGGAGTTTAGGAGGATTTAATGAGCGAGTTTTCCGCACACTGGACTACAGGCGCCGGATCCGGCGACAGCCAGGTATCTTACACCCAGGCACAAAACAGCACCATCCAGCGCGTGCTGGCAGCGGCGGCCGGCTTTGAAGGCGTGGCAGCCGGCTATCTCAATTCGATGGCCGGCACGGTGACCGGGGCCAATACCGTGGCGATCAACACCGGCGGGGCAGTGGTGGATGGCAAGGCCTACGAAAACAGCGCATCGGTCAATGTCAACATTCCCTCTGCCGTGGGTGGCGGGAATACGCGCATTGACCGCATTGTGCTGCGGGCTTCCTGGGCAGCCTACACCGTTCGGATCACGCGCATCGCCGGCACGGATGCGGCCAGTCCCACGGCGCCGGCCATTACCCAGACCGCCGGCACGACCTACGATATTATGCTCTACCAGGCATTGGTCAACACGGCCGGCGCGGTCACCCTGACTGATGAGCGGGTATATGCCAAGGTGGCCACGGGAGGCATCACAGATCTGGCGGTGACAGCTGCGAAGATTGCGGCGGATGCGGTGACCACCTCAAAGATCCTGGATGCCAATGTAACCCTGGCAAAGATGGCAGCCAACAGCGTGGACAGCGATCAATATGTGGATGGATCGGTTGATTACGAGCATCTTTCAAATGGAGCCAGTAAAGTTGTTCGGAGAATGGGAAATTCCGCAACCAATTGGGCCGGAAGCGGATCGACAACATACACGCCTACTAATGCCATGATTCAATGCGGATCAGTTATAGACGGCAGCCCAGTAACTTTTCCGGTCGCTTTCGCCTATACTCCGGTTGTTCTTTTGACGTGCCGCGTTGCTGGACACTTTGCCTCTGTGGATCTGATGGGCGTAGCCGCAGACCATTTCCACTATACAACCTGGACTGACTCGGGCGCTGCTGCGCCAGGTGATGAAGTCTTTTGGCTGGCTATAGGACCATCGGCTTAATGAACCGCCGCACCTTTCTCCTCTCTGCGCTGACTTCAGCCGCCGCCCTTTTCCTGATCAGGATCAAGGGCGGCGTAACCGCGCGCGCAGAGGATGACCCGCTGCCGGGCCAGTTTCCTATGAGTGTGCCCTATACCATCGCTCCAGATCCGCCAAAGAAATACACATTCTTCCCGCGGGTGAGCAAATGAGCAGCCAGTACGAGCTGCGCATCCTCACCGCCGCCGGCGTGCTCCAGCACCAACTGGCCGCCAATCCCGGCGGGGCCGACCTGACGAAAAGCGGCTTTCTGGAGCTGGCTTATGTCAACCAGGTCAATGCTTACGGGGCGTGCAGCTTTGTGTTGCCGGGCAATCATACGGTTTTGCCCAGTCTGACCGAGCGCTGCCAGATCGAGGTCTGGCGGGAAGACCGGGTGAATGGCATTGCGGCTTACCGGGATTGGAGCGGGCTATTTTTGGATGAGGAGCGCTGGTATGATGGCGGCCAGCATCTTTTCAAGGCGATCTGTTATTCAGACGCTTTCAAACTGCAGGACCGCTCAAACCTATGGCGCGCAGATTATGCCAATCGGTCGGCCTTTTCCTCAGCCAAGGCTGAGACCATTCTCAAGACCCTGGCGACCTATAACTTTACATCATCCGCCTCAACTGCCAACGGCCGCAAAGTAGACGGCACCATGACCGGCGTTTCGGTCGAGGCAGACGGAGCGCATGGCAATTCGATCGATATCAAATGCGCCTGGGAATCCAATATCCTGACCGCCATGCAAAAGGCGTCTAGTATCGGCGGTGGTGACTTTTGTCTGGTCAAGACCGGGGCTAATACCTGGGAGTTCCGCTGGGGCCATTACAACGTTATCCCAGGCGGCACCTTTCAACTGGCCGCTGATCGCACGGCGACGGTAATCTTTTCCACCGATCTGGGCAATATGGGCAGCCCAAAATACAGCAAGAAGCGCAGCGGGAAAAAGACCAGCGTCACGGTGGGGGGCCGGGGCGAGGGCGCTGACCGGTTGGTGGAAAACAGAACCGGAAACGGATATTCGGCGGCGAA